ACCGATGAAGATAGTACCTAATTGGCAACATCATTCAAACAAACCACAAGGACGCACCCTGAAACCTCAGGCTGTGCGTTCTTCCAAACAACAACTAAAGGCATTAAAGTATAAACTTAATGTTCACAATCACGCTCAAGGACGCTAATGACTACGTTTATTGTATGGATATGTATTACTATTTTATTGTACATCTTTCTTAAAAACACTATCAATCATGCCTAAATATCATGTGACCTTGCAATCCGGCAGGGACTTTATTCTGAATCACTTAGGCGATATTGAAGATTTAGCTTGGGAAGCTTACGAAGAAGCTTGCCTAATGGACGACTACCTTATTGACGTGGAGTTAATTGATGCCTAAGAAAAAGAAACCTTACTTCCATAATAGTGTGGAAGCTATGCGACGTGTACCTGATAGTTTCTTTGAATCTATACTTTATGATGAGTTCATGGATTGGAAGATAGCAGGATGGGAGATACCCGCCTCTGTTGACTGTATAATTCGTGAACGTAACCTTATAACTAATAAGGTCAAGGAGTATGTTTATCAACGTTCAGGTGCAGCACATAACAAACTCAGAGAGCGTATGGCTCTAGGTGATCGAGAGTTCACCGTATGTAGAGCTGACGCTATTCATTTACTTAGACCAGATACCGAGGATCCTTACGATGACCCGCTCGCTTAAACGCTCAATGGATGATATCATTAATTATGAGAAGCAGGCATTAGATCTGCTTTCACTTAATCATCCTCATTATGAAGAGATAAGACAACTCTTAACCGATCAAATCAATGATGAGATAAGAGATTATGCCTACACCCGCACAGATTGATGAGCAAATCAAACTCGAAAGAGATCAGATAGCTCAAGGACTCAAGCGTCTTAGAAATAATACAACTAAATTAGAGGAAAAGAGCTATGCTTCTGCTACTATATATGGTATTTCTTCTATTGATGCTTTACTTCCTGTTGTCGTCGAACGAATACAATCAACAACTAATCGACTTAAAAAAGGACAGGCAGGTAAATCATTCAAAGAAATCCAAAGATACCTAGCTACTCTTGAACCATTAGCTGCTGCTGCTATTGCATGTAAACTTACCTTCGATAAGGTGTTTAGTTACAAGGATGGTAGCAATCAGATGGTTAATGTATGTGATTCGATTGGACAAGCAGTAGAGAATGAATGTCAAATGAGACATTACGAAAATGCTGCACCAGGCTTACTTAACGTACTAAAGAAAAACTACTGGCATAAGTCTATAGGTACACATCAGAAGATTGTAGTGATACAAACACTAATGAATCGTTATGATGTAGAACAATGGACAGCTTGGGGTAGATCTAATAGAGTTAAGTTAGGTGCTTGGTTACTTGACTGTATCATGGAGACTAGTGGTTGGTTCTATAAAGATATGCAACAAGAAGGAAAGCGCAGGGTCAATTATGTTGTACCTACTGCTGAATTCATGGCTATCAAGGACAAGGTGATGCAAGATAGTGAGCTATTTGCTCCACTTGCTTGGCCAATGTTGATAGAGCCTAACGACTGGGGCGAAAAGCCTGGTGGTTACTTGCTTAACGAGGTCATGAGAGGTCATGAGATGGTTAGGCGTGGTAACAACACATGTATACAGGGAGAAACCCCAATCGCTTTCCTGAACAAGATTCAGAAGGTAGGATACCAACTTAATACCTTCACTGTAAACGTAGCCGAACAGCTCGGTGAGAAAGGGATTAGCGTAGGTAAATTTATACCTATAGTTAATATGGATCTCCCTCCCAAACCTCCAGATATAGCAGACAATAAGGATAGCCGTAAGGCATATCGGAGAGCTGCTGCTGAGGTTATGAATAAGAATGCTGCTGCCTTCAAGAGATCATGCCGTACACGTATGACTATGGAAGCAGTTAGAAGATTTGAGAATAAAGAGTTCTTTATACCTTGGTCTTTTGATTATAGAGGTAGAGCATACCCTATACCCTCCTTCTTAACGCCTCAAGATACTGACTTTGGGAAAAGTCTTATTAGATTTTCTAATGGGTCAGTTATAACAGGAGATGCGTGTGACTGGTTAGCATTCCAATGTGCCACTACATATGGTCTCGATAAAGCTACTATGGCTGAGAGATTGAAGTGGACAGAGGATAATTTATTCACAATCACGCGTGTGGCTACTGATCCCATAGGTAACAGACCCGATTGGGAGGTAGCTGACGAACCCTGGCAATTCCTTGCCGCATGTGACGAATACTATAGATGCATTATTATGCAGACTTGTCATGTCACATACTTACCTGTAGCAACAGACGCTACATGTAGTGGTCTACAGATCCTGGCTGGTTTAGCTAGAGATAAAGAGACAGCAACACTCGTCAATGTACTGCCTTCTGATAGACCACAAGACGCATATCAGGTAGTAGCTGAAGTATCTAAATGGAATATACCAGATAGATTACGTAATGTATGGGGTAGAAAGGAGGTCAAAAGAACCGTCATGACTATACCTTACAATGCGAAACCTTTTAGTAACCGTTCATATATTAGAGATGCTCTTAAAGAAAAAGATATAGAGATAGACAAGGATGAATTAACTCAAACAGTTAGAGCTGTTAGAGATGCTATGAATGTTAAGTTCCCTGGACCTATGTCTGTTATGAAATGGATAGAGGATGAGGTAGCTAATGCTATTAATCGTGGTATGGCTGAGTTAGGATGGGTAACACCATCTGGATTTATAGTCCATCAACGTATAATGAAAAAGAAAGTTGAAGAATTAAACTTACAACTACTTGGACGTTGTAAACTAAGCGTAGCTACAGATGATACAGATGAAGTAGATAGAGCTAGGCATAAGGCAGCAACTGCTCCTAACCTAATACATTCTCTAGATGCTAGTCTATTACATCTAAGCGTACAACGTTTCAACGCCCCTATAGCCTTAATACACGATAGCGTCTTATGTAGAGCTACTGATATGTCTTTACTGTCTACTATAGTTAGAGAAACTTATATGGATCTCTTTGCTAAACAAGACTACTTAACCGATTTCGCCGGACAAATTATGGCGGAAACTGAACCACCGATTGTAGGCACTCTTGATAAAGAGTGGTCTGTAATTGATTCCACTTATTTCTTTTGTTAAATGTACACATTATTTGATAGCTTCTTCTCACCCACTAGGGTAGTTGTGGTCTCTGAAGAGAGATTACAGCAAGCAGAAAGGGAGCTGAAAGAAAACCAACTACGTGTTATTGATAATCGTATTGAAGAGCTAACTGCTTATCGTTCAAATCTAGCTAAACAAATAGCACCAGCTTGTGATAAACCAGGTGCAGATCTGGACGCATTAGATGGTGGTACTCACGATGGCTAGAACAATACATAAAACTGATAAACCTGTAACATTAGAGGGATTCCAAGCAGTACTAGCACCTAGTAAGTTTGGTTATTCACTCTCGGCTGTTGTTGATGAAGATACTATCAACACGCTAGAAACGGAGAGGACTGAAGTTCTTAAATGGGCTGAGTCTAAGCTCAAGAATCCTAAGCGTAGTACACTCAAGCCAGAACCTTGGGAAGAAGTAGCTAAGGGAAAATATAAAATAAAATTCTCTTGGAATGAAGAGAATAGACCACCTGTTGTTGATACGGAGGGAACAATTGTTACTGATACTCAGACGCCTTTGTATTCAGGTTCAACTGTTAAACTTGGCTTTTACCAAAAACCTTACATCCTTAGGGACGGAGTTACTTATGGTTCTAGTCTTAAGCTTGTTGGTGTACAAGTTGTCTCCGTAAAGGGTGCAGCTGGTGTTGATACAGGCGATTTAGACGCATCAGGCGTCGCAGAATTGTTTGGTACTACATCGGGATTTAAAACAGCAGATCCTAATGTAACCCCAACCACCAATGACGACGAAGAAGACTTCTAAATTTAGATCTAAGTTGGAGGAGAAAGTAGCAATACTTCTCCAAGAGCTTGGTATAACATATGAATATGAATCTACAAAGGTTCCTTACATCATTCAGCATCACTATACTCCTGATTTCGTCCTTCCAAACTATACTTACCTTGAAACAAAAGGGTATTGGGACGCAGCAGACAGAAGGAAAATCCTTGCTGTTAAGAAGGCTAACCCCGAGATAGATTTAAGGATGGTCTTTCAAGCACCATATAATACAATTAGTAAAAAAAGTAAGACAACATATGCCATGTGGTGTGAGAAGCATGCCATCCCATGGACGTCTTA